CGTGGCCAACTTGGGTCGCTTCCCGCAGATAGCGAACAATTTATGATGATCGAGGATCTTTACAAAACCACCGATAAGTTAAACCTACATATTGAATCAATGGCTTTAAACAAAGTTAATATAGAATTTTTAACAAAACAAATGGACAAAGTTTTAACTGATATAGAAAAATTAAAAGATGCATCTAGAGANATGAAATATACTAACGGCAATGGAGGTCATCAATGATTGAAACAGTTTTTGCACTACTAATGTTTGTAAACGGAGAAATTAAGGAGCACCTTATTCAAAAATCAATGGCGATGTGCCTTCGCGGGAAGCGCGAAGCGGAGAGACAGTACAGTGAAACTGTGTCTTACAAATGTTATAAAGGTAAAGCTAAAACTGAGATATATCAGGGCCGAAAAAATATTAGAGCTTTAATCCTTGAATAAAAAAACATACGCATTTTTCCTTAAAAAGAATAGACCAAGAAATAAAGTCGCTCAACAATTAAGTGATGGACGTTATCAACCGCGTGTGGTACAGTCTAAGAAAGTATATAATAGAAAAAAACATAATGACAAGTTTCACGAAAATTAACATTCAAGCTCAAGTTGTAAATGGACATTGTCCTATTTGTACAGAAGAAAGTATATTTGTTTCTATATATAAAACTATTTTTAGATGCGTAACTTGTGGTGCAGATATTGAACAAAAAATAAATGGTAAAATTAGTTATATGCCACATGTGAGTAAAAAAGATGGGATTCATATAAAACACTTTAATGAGTAGAAAATCATTATTTGGGAAAGTTACCAAAACCCACGATAAACCTCGTAAACGTCCCGGACGTCATAAAAAGCGCTTAAACAAACACGAAAAACGACAGCAAAAGAAAAGAAAAAAAGGTAAAAAAAGGTAGTTGACAAATCTCCTTGTTTATCCTATATATATTTTAGAAAGGAAAATATGAGATATAAATTTACTATAAACGAAGATACAAAAGAAAAAGTTGAGCCAACGGAAAAAGAAGGAATGTCTTTTAAAAAGATATTAAAATCTTTAGTAAACCCTAATCCTAAGTGGAGTGGATGGATCACTTATGAAAATAAAAAAGGAAGAATGGTTACTCATAGTATTGTAAATGGTAAAAAAATATGAAAGAGAAAAAAGTAACAATAACAAGTAGAAATATAAGTCCTAAACAATGGTCGGCTTTAATACTTGAATTAAATCTTATTAAGACATCGTGGAAACCTTATGCTAAATTAGAGATTCATACTTCAAGTTTAAATAAGATTTTACGTCAAGGAACTCGTAAATATGATGCACGAGATTGACAAGTTAGCTAACCTTTGGGAAAAAACAAAGGATCCAAAGTATAAAGCTCTTTGGTATCAAAAAATAAAGGAGTTTGCAAATGGACCTCATAATATTAAACGACGGCCTATACCAACTGATTCCAGTTACAAAACAGATAATGGATGAAATAGTATTGACAAGTGAAATAAATTGCTTTGAACTTTGTGATATTTTAAGGTTAAAGTTAACCACTTATGCAGGAGATCCTTTAAATGCTCACGTTATGAAGGATGGCAGTGGAGATTTTTATGGATGTATATGCAGATGATTTGGAGTGTATTAATTGTAATAGGTATTTATGTGGTGATTGTAGGAATGCTAATAATGTGGAACAATGAAACTCGTTAAACATCCAGATACATTTTTAAGAGGGTCTACGGAAAAAATAGAATTTCCCTTGAGTGAAGAAAATAAAATTATTATAAAAAATATGATTAATCTAATGTACCAAGAAAATGGTATAGGATTGGCTGCTAATCAAGCAGGATATAATAGACAGATGTTTGTAATGGATGTAAGTAATGAAAAGAATAACCCACAAGTATTTATTAATCCAGTTATTACTACTAAAAATAATATTAAAATGGGAGATATAGAAGGATGTTTATCGTGTCCTGGTGTGCAGGTTAAGGTAAGTAGATCTGTATCGGTCAATTTAGAATGGCAATGTGAACATGGTAAAGATCAACATAAAACATTTTATCATTTACCTAGTCGGGTTGTTCAACATGAAATGGATCACTTAAACGGAAAGTTAATAATAGATGACAAAAAGTAAATGGACCTTACATGGTTATTACTTCAATGGTAAGAATCTATATGTATTATGGATGGACGACCGAGGTAATATAAAACACGTTAAAGATAAATAAACCTATCACAAGAGGTAAAGGTGATAGGTTATTGTGGTGAGATAATTATCCTCTAACACAATTTGGACACATTGTCAATTATGTTTCAACCTTAGGTTTGGGTGGTGGAATTATTACATTGTCTTGGAGACAAAAAAATTTAATTATAGTCCCATATTTATTAATATCTTCTGAACCTATCTCTTTTGCTTTTTTAATAGATTCTTCATAGCCCGCAATCATGCACTCATAATGACTATTGTATATCTCCGGCATTGGATGAGGCGGCAAACATTGTTGAAAAACACTTGAGCAAATAATCATACTTAATATAAATTTCATCTTGACAACCCTATATTCGATCCTATATAGTGCTCAGAAATAAATGAAAGGAACTATGACTGATATAACAAAATATAGAAACGTTTCGTTAACTCATGATACATACAAGACATTGATTAATTTGTCTAAGGTTTTATTGCCCGATGCAAAGTTATCAATTAGTAAGACTGTAGAATGTTTAGCAAACGAGAAAGCTAAAAAGTTAAATGGCAAAATTAAAACTAAGACAAGTACGTAAATTCATCTGTCCAACTTGTAAAGGAAATGGATTCCTTAAAGTTGGTACAGAATGGGGAGAAACAGTTCACCAGTGTTGGGATTGTGACTCAGAAGGGGAGTTTTATGAGACTTCAGATAATTATTTTAGTGACTCTGACGGTAATGATAATACTATTAGCAAGTTGCACTAGAGTTGATTACGATTTCAATCCCTGGACCACTGTTGTGAGAGGAGTTCTTAACTATGACAGAAAATGATATAGCATATTTAGCTGGCTTAATAGATGGTGAAGGATCTATCTATTATAAACAAACTAAACAAAAACGTAATACTCGACCCGGAAAACCAGTTCACAATGTTTGGGTTATTAGACTAGAAATAGCCATGACTGCCAAAGATACAGTGAAGTGGTGTCATGATACATTTAAAGTTGGATCCTTTGGAGAACGTAAAGTTAAAGAAGGAAAGCAAAGACAATGGCGATGGAGAGTTGCCCATCGAGATTGTTTAGAAATCTGTATAGCGGTGTGGCCCCACATTAAAAATAAATTACACAAAGTAGAACAAGTCATTGATCATTATGAGCCTTATGCTAAAAATTTAGGAGATAATGTGGTTGATTTAGAGCTCGAAAGACAAGTGCGAAGATTTAATTGGAATATACATGGATCGTGAAATAGATAAACTATTAGAAGAGATAAAAGCCTATCGTAATGATATGGTGGCTAGGAACTATCCTTATCAACAGATTAGTGATATTATTACTAAATGGGAAATGAAAGAAGTACCTACGAAAGACTTTTTAGAAGAAGCGGAAAAAGAAAAGAAAGAACTTGAAGAATCATATAAAGAATCAGTGAGACAGGCCAATGAACGAAAAGAATAAAAAAGGATTTAAATGGGATGGTAAGACTAGAGTGAGTAATAATACTTACCGAAAAAATTTTGATAAAATTTTTAAGAAAAAAGTTTTAAAAGGGGAAGACCCCTTTGAAAAAGGATTAAATAATCTACCTAAATTAAAACAGGACATTGTTAAGTCTGTTGCTCAAACGAGTCTTAATAAAAAATATGGAGACCTGGTGGAAAATATTATTGAAAGAAAATTAACTGAACAACAAGATCACGGGGCCAGTGCTGATGATGATTTTGATCTGGGGAAATAAATGACTGATAAAGAAACTAAAGAATACGTATACTTTGTACTATATAATCATGGCATAGATCAATTTGTAAAAATTGGTAAATCTAATAATGAAGCTGGAGTTATGGCTAGGTTTTCTAGTATTCAAACCGGAAGTCCTAAAGAATTAAACTTACTAGGTTATATAGAAGGTAGAGAAGATGAATGGCATCGAATGTTAGTAGATCATCGAGCACGAGGTGAATGGTTCTATTATTATAGAATTAAAACTATTCTTGCTTCACTGGATTTAATAGTTCCACAAAAAATTTTAGATAACTATAAGAAAAAAGTTATCAATGAGTTAGAAGAAGAAATGGATAAGTCACCTCACGAAGGGACTCAATCTTATTATAAATCTAGAATTAAGGAGACTGAAAAAAATTTAAAAGGTAAAGAATTAATTCAAGACTATCGGGCTGCTATACTTTCCAGTAAGTTTCATAATGAAAGTCATGGATGGTGGAGATTTGATAATGAGCCTCTTTATAAAGAAGCTAATGAAAATATTAATAACATACAAAAAGTCTTAAACTTTATTCATAATGGCGTAGACGGTTGGCAGTGGAGTGGTTATTCAGACGTGACTATTACCGAATGTAAAAGAGCTACGTTAGACGTATTTGATTGGCCCATTAATGTTGGTGAAAGTTACTTTAGAACTGGCAGCTATGGAGTAGGTTATAGTTTAACGACTGGCTATAGAATTTATAAATTGTTTTGGTCCTTCATGCAATCTAGAAAAAGGAATAGAGATTATTATAAAAGGGGAATTGGAAACATGGAGAATGAAGGTAAACGTAAATTACCTACTGTAGTTGAAAAAGAATCTCTTAAAGCTATTTGTGATTATATAAATGAAGATATTAAACAACAACTAGGGATTAAGTTTTATGACTATAACGTTCAGAGTTGGCGAGATATGGAAAACGAAAAGAGTATGTCTCATGTCAACGAATACCTAGATGAAATAGAAAAATTAAAAAAGGAAGGAAACTACGATCCTAAAGCTATAAAAAATTATGATGAGTGATAAAGATATAGAAGAATACCATAACATTGGTAAAGAGATTAAAGGTCTAAAAAGATCGAATAAATACAAGTATATACAAGGAACAAGCACCACGGACCACGGAACTGGGAAACGAATTTATGACATAGTTGGTACTAGACTTCCTAGTGTAACTACGATATTAGGCCAAACAAAAAATCAACAATTTTTAAAAGACTGGAAGGCCAAAGTTGGAGAACAAGAAGCTGAACGAATCAAGAATTTATCTAGCAAGCGCGGGACAGCCATGCACAAATTCCTGGAAAATCATATACAAGGAATTGGGTACGATGATCTTACAGGGCTCGGACAAGAGGCGAAAGCCATGGCCCAAAAAATTATTGACATTGGTTTCACACCAATTGAAGAGTATTATGGATCGGAAGTTACACTACATTACCCTGGCCTTTATGCTGGGTCTACTGATCTCGTTTGTAATCACAACGGCATGGATACCATTGTAGACTTTAAACAAGCGAACCGCCCTAAGAAGATTGAATGGATTGATGACTATTTCTTACAAATTGCTGCATACGCAATGGCTCATGACCAAGTTTATGGCAGTAAGATTAGACAAGGTATTATTATGGTCTGTACTCCTGACCTATATTACCAAGAGTTTAAGTTTCAAGACGTTGATTTAAGGTCTTGGAAGCACAAGTTTCTCAAGAGATTAGATATGTACCATGAACTTATCCACGATGAGAAAGAACAAGCGAACGTCACACTGGATGTGGACGCCTTCAATGGGGCGTAAATATGGCTGAAATATGTTTAAAATGGGGCAATTGTGGCAATTTCATGGCCACTCCACATTGTATAGGGATCTAGAAAGTTTTAAAGTTTTTTTTATTTTTTTTTAAGCTAAAAAAAGTGTCTTTTTGTCGTTTTGGTCTAGAAGTATTGATTTTATTGACTTTAGGGTAGACAAATTAAGGGACAAATCACGTTTAGGTAGACACTATAAAGTGTCACCCTATAGCAATATATAGAATAATACAGAATTGCTTACGCGCGCGAGTTCAGAAAATTTTTAGAAAAATTGAAACTTTTCAGATCCCTATACATCTGATACAAGGGGACCATGCCTAAGAAAAGAAGAAAAGACGTTGCCTCATTTGGAACTCCCGACATACCTTATCCTAAAGTCAGGGTGGAGTGGATCGATTGTGTGAGCGACTCTGGCTGGGCAAATGACAGAGAGTTTGATAAGATGCGATTAGCAAGACCAATCAATGAAGGTTGGTTATACTCTAAGGATGAGAAAGCTATTAAACTTTTTGCTTCTTTTGATCGGGAAGATGATGGCTCTTTTTCTTTTGGGGATCGGACGATGATTCCTCGTCAGTGGGTTCGGAAGATTCAGAAGATTTAGGTGGTTCAATTGCTTCACCTTCAACAGTCTTTGCATTTAGAAGAGGTGCGTAGTCGTCTAGTATTTGTTTCATTTTTGCTTCTAACTCCTGTTCTGATAAGTCCTCTAATTTACCTGTCTTTATTATTTTTCTGTCTATGTATAATCCTGCTGCCTTTCCACGATTTGCTTCAGCGTTTACAGCAGAAGAGAAAGAACCCTTCTTAAGGGCTGCCTCTCTCAGTCTTGCAAGCTCGGCTACGTGGCCTTCATAGCTTACTTCGAATTTTCTAAGTCTTTCTTCTTTGAGTTCTCCTATATGCTTTACCACTAATGGAGAATATCTAGGGTTGGTTAGTTCTGATCCTTCACGCATTGCACGTTGGGGTGAATAACCTGCAGCGATGGCTGCTTCACGTTTAGTCATGGGTCCATCTGGACCCCCGAAGACTAAAAACTCCGCAAATCTTTGTTGCATTTCTGTTAATCTTTTTGGAACTCCCATAGTTGACAATTTAAGGGAACTATCCTATAAAGTCAATATGAAAGATGATCGAGGAGACTTAGATTTAAGTAAACAAATAGATATTCTTAAAAAACAAATGCAAGAGACTGAGAATGAACTTGCATTAGTTAAAGGTATTAATAAGAACTCACCTGAGATGCGTGGGTTGGAGCATGTTATAGCAGATCATCAAAAAGAAATTTGGAAGTATAAACAAAAAGAATCAGAGTGGGAACATACTCAGAATCAATTAGAAGGTACCAAACAAGTTGTTCTTAACTTAACTGAAAAGTTAAATGAGTTAAGGGAAGACAACAAGAAACTAGCTAAACAAGTTGAAGACTCTTTACACAGATTAAGAGAAGCAGGACTGTGAGAGTATTAGATTTACAAAATTTTTTAAGTGCCTTTACAGCTCGTAATAAATCTGGTACAGCGCAGGGTAATGCAGTTTCAAATGCAGTAATTTTCGTTGAAGTTAACGGACAACTACAAGAGATTAAAAAAATGGAAGTACATGAACACGTTGGACCTAAAGTATTTGGTGCAACACAAGCGTCACACAGGCTAGTTTTAAAAACTCAGAAGCCTAGAATCCCTATCATCATGCCCGATAAGTTGATGAAGAGTGATGCTTGATAATGAAAATGTTCCCTCAAAATCTCTATGGGTCCTGAGGCTAAATTATATAAAAAACTCCGTAAAATTTCTAAAGATATTTCCTGGATTAGGATTGAAAACATTAGCTTACTTGGTACTCCTGATTTATTGGGCTACAATAATTCTGGGCACTTTTTTACTTTAGAATTAAAGTGCACCGCAGGGAATAAAATTAAATTTTCACCGCATCAAATTGCGTTTCATGTGAAGCATCCACACAATACTTACATCCTTGTCGAGGCCCTTGGTCAAAGGTCCTCGAAACTTTTTCAAAGAGGAAATTATTTCTTGTTCCCTGGTTCTAAGATCAGG